TGGAAGGCGGACCCCGACGAAATCATCGCCGCACGTAACCGGGGGTTCCAAACGTTGGAGTCAATCCACTAGCAATGTGATTTCGAGCCGATCATCTTGCACGTCAACGCCCGCCGTGACGAAAAGCACCTCAGGCGGAAGGGACTCAAGCCCGAACGGCTCGGCGCGGCTCTTCAGGGCGGACTCGTCAATTTCGTCCGCCGCTTCACGCCACCCTTCAGCAAGGATTGTATTGACGAAAACCTGAAGATCATCGGGGCCGCTGCGCTTGGCCTGGACGAACTCGGCAGCGAGCGTGCCCCATGAGGCGTTTTTGAGCGTGCTCACGAGCGCATTGAGCCGGAATCCGGCGTGCCCCTGCACCTGAGGCGCCGTAACCCGCCAAACGCCCTTATCGACCATCTGAGCCTTGTGGCGCTCTTCGATCAGGGTTTGGCAGTGCGGGCACTCGAAAGCAGCCGTTTCGGGCCGCTCAGGCTCCCATTTGATATGCCCCCACTTGATTTCGGTGTAGGTGCCACATTCGGGGCAAGGCACTTCGAACACCCGCTGATCGGATCGGGCGTAGGATCGAAGGACATTCGAAGTCTCTTCAAGCGTCGGAGTCGAACCGAGAATGATCTTTCGATTGGCGAAGCTGAGCGTGCGGCGCTCAGCGAGCGTCACCGGGTTGCCTTCCGCGCTCGGCTCCATTGCGTCGGCCTCATCGATCAGCAGAATCCGCACGTTGTGCCGCCGCAAGTTGCGCGGAGATTTGGCTGCGACAACCTTCAGGCTGCCACCCGGAAAGCGGCGGGATAGAAGGGTGTTGCGCCCCGCCTCTTGCCCGTCGCCCGATAGAAGGCCCTGAAGGGCAGGCGTCGCTTCGAATATAGGCTCAAGATCGCTTGTCACATAGTCGCGGCAATCGTCCTGGGTGGGCTGAAGGGACAGGATCGGCGAGGGTTCGTTCGCAATGTAGCTGGCAAGCGTTCCCGTGAGCAAAGTAGTGAATCCGACGCGAACGGGCTTTACAATTGTGACGCGCTCAATCGCCGGATCGGAGATTGCATCAGCAATGCCGCGCTGATAGGGCCAAAGCCGCACCGGGCCGGGGAGCGCGGACACGCTCGAAGGCAGGCGCATTTCCGTTTCAATCCACTCGGCGAGCGAAAGCCGGGGCGGCGGCAAGAGTGCCTTCAGGGCATTGGCGCGGATTTGCTCAAGCATTGCCGTGCCGTCTCCGAAAAGCCGCAACGTCAATCGCTGAGAGCGCGTGCGCCATATTGCGAGCGACCGTTGCACCATACTGCCCTTCGCCGCCGAGCGCGGACAGGACGCCTGCAAGCTCGCCAGAGTAGCGCACCCAGGCACGCGGCACGCGGCAACTATTATCGAGCCGCTCACGGCGAACTTCGGCCATATTAACCGTGAGAACTTGCCACCTTGGGACCGGGTAAAGCGTGAAGGTAACGCGGTAATCACCCAGCCCATGAAGGAAGCCCCAAAGCCCCCCAACCTTCCCGGCAAGGATCGGCCCCGGCTGCCATTCATGGCACGCGACATAGCCGGAGTCAGGATAGCAAAGATCACCGCGCGCCGAGCGACCGTCGGGGTGACAGGCGCGGACCATGTAGCAGCAGCCGGGCCCCCGCGGCTCAGCTTCCCAAGGCTCAAACATTGCCGGACTCCGCAGTTTCCGTGAGGGCGTCGCGCACCTCGCGATCGATCACGTTCACGTCTTCGGCTGTCAGGTGCGCAAGGCGTGCCTGAATCCGGGGTGTGACGGCGAGCATGGCGGCGCGGACGTTGCGCAAGAGGCCGGACCATTCGCGTTCAACCTCACCAGCGGGGACTAACTCGCCGCGGGCCTGAGCGTTCTTTAGCGCCACGGCGTCCGCCTGTTCGCGCACCAGTCGTTCCCGCTCTTCGGAAAGGCGCGTGCGAGCATCGCCAGTGGCAGGCCGCCCGCCCGGAGTCTGATCCCTGAGCCATTCACAATAGGATCGGACGGAAGCCTGCAAATCATAGCGGTTACGCCCCACCCGCACCGCGCGGCCATCCTTCACCAGTCGCGTGACTTGGCGGGGCGATAGGCCAAGCCATGCAGCGAGGTCTTCACCATCCCCTTCGACAAGCGGGCTGAGGTCCGGGCCGCCAAGCAGATCATCGATTCCATGTGTGTTAGTCATATAAGGCACTAAAACACCATTTTTGTAACGAGTGAGATTCCGCGCTCAGCGCTCCCCGCATCACGGCACCCCCTGGGAAGGACCCAGCATCCCAACTGCCTCTTTCGAATCCGGGCATCGCTCAACCCGGACTCCGGACCGCCCCTAAAGGGGCGAGTCCGGTCCGGTTTTGAGAGCGACTTGCCGACCCGGACTCAGCCCGGACAAAACCGGACTCAACCGGACAAAACCGGACTCGCTGACACGTGGTGAGACGGCGTGAGACACTATTTGCTTTCCCAATCATCGAAGCCGTCAACCGGAAGCGAGGCAAACCCGTCTCGGATGACAATCCGGCCTAATCTCACGAGGCCCTGAATCGATCGGGCAGCCACCCTGCGCCGCGTGTCCCGTTCTTCTGCCGATGAAACTCTAGGATCATCAATGCAGGCTTTCTGAAACTCGGATTGTGTGACCCTGCCCCCAACCCCTTCGAGCATGGCCCCCAGCCTCGCCAACGCGGCTTGTTCGGAAGGTCTCAAATCCGCCTTGCTCGGCAAAGCCGCCGCGTTCACCTCTTGCACCAACGGCGAGATGACGGAGTCGCCGTCATCATCGACCCCAAGGTTTTCGGTTGCGATGCTGAAGGCGATCAGCCGATCCATCGGGCCGTTCTTGTTCTTCGAGAGCCGCCCTTTCGTGACGCCCTGATCACTCGGCGTGAGTTGAAGCGCGGCATTCAATGCGCCGTTGAAGAGGCTATGGCCGCGCGGGGTGGGCGTGCCCGCCTTAGTGTCATGGTGCACCAGGCAAACGGCGGCGCCCGTCTCTGTAAGCGAATTGGACAACGCCACCACGCGCCCCATAGCAGCGGCGTCATTCTCTTCGAGACCGGGGAAGCCCGCTGCCAGCGTATCGATGAAAATGATCTTCGGCTGCCATTCTTCAGCGAGCGCGCGCAGGGCGGCAAGGTCCGCGCTGGCTTCGCTCAGCAAATCGTCAACCCCATCGATCAGCTTGAATTCCTGAGCATCACCATAGCGGCGCCTGAGGGCCTTCACCCGCCCGCGCATCCCATAGGCGTCTTCGGCTGCCACATAGAGCACGGGACCGGGCTTCACCCGCATCCCGAACGTCTCACGGCCCTGAGCGACGGCGTAACCGATATGGGGCGCAATCAGCGATTTCCCCGTGCCTGGTGCCCCATAAATGCAAAATAGGTCCCGCGGACGAATGAGGCCCTTCACCACGTAATCGGGATTGTGCAGCCGATCGCAATCTGAAGGCGTGAGCACCTGAAGCCGCGACGGCGCGGACGGCGCGAGCGTGCTCGGCTCCCAGCCGTAACGCTTGGCAATGTCGAAGAGCGAGCCAATCCCGACGCCGTTGGGCTTACGGTTGAAGGATTCCCACTTGTCGCGAACGGCGCGGGCGTCATATTTCACCCCGCCCCGGCTCCATTTATCGAAGACGGCGAGACCGTCCGCTGAGCCGCGCGCCTCGTGGTGCAGGGCCATGCCGATTTGCAACCAACCCGGATAATCGGAATCGAAGTCATCGGCTGGAATCTTGGCGAGCGCCGATTCGATGCGCGGCCATTCGGGTTCGCTATGGAATCCTTCATCGATCGGGAGAGGTTCGGGCGTCATGGTGCGCGAATTGTAGGGTTTGCCGTCGCGCCCGATCGCCCCGGAACGCGTTCCGGTGCAAAGATCGATCGGTGCCCCGTCCGCAAGTGCAACTTCGATCGCGGGGCCGCCGGTCACTTGCCCATAGAAGTAGGCCTGAGCGGCTACGAAGCTCTCAGGTGCGAGCGCGCCATCGAGCACGCCGTTAAGCGCAGCGGCAAGGGCTTCGCGCTCGGCGGGTGCCACGGGCTGCGATAGAGGCACCAAGACGCGCCAGCGCGGGCTTTCCGGGGTGTGTGCGAAGGCGTGGAATAGATCAGGCCTGCAACGCCCGCTGCGCTGAGCTTCGAGCGGGCATCGGCAAGGCTAAGCGTTCCCGCGTCATGGTCGCCTTCAATCCCGTGGACTCGTTCGATGTTGTCAGTGTGCCGTAGCGAACCCTTGGCGGTCTTCACCGCGCCGAACGTCGCAAGCTTCAGCAGCGGGAGCCGATCTTTGGCGCTGGCACTCGTGCGCTCGATTTGCGCGGCAAGTTCGCGAAGCGAAAGCTCGGCTCGCTCGCAAGTGTCGCCTGCGAGGCTCGGAAACAGGGTTGCCGGGAGACGCCGATCGATTGCCGACGCGCTCCCAAGCAAGTCTTCAATGCCGAATGAATCCGCGCCTGCAACCGGCGCAGCAAGCGCGGAATCAGCCATTAGAACGAAGAATTCAGGCGGACAAAGGCAGTCGAAGAGGGGTTCGCGGCGGCCTGCACGGCAACGCCGATCAGGGCATTTGCGCCAGTGGCATCATCGCCCGTCACCAGCCCATCGGCGTCATCGAAATAGACCCGCTCGCCTGCGGTCAGGGCTTCAGCCGCGACCTTGGGAAGTTCGAAGACTCCCGTGGTGGCAAGGGTCATAGGCTTCCCGGCGAGCGCATCGATCACAGCAACGCCGAAAATTGAACCGACGAACACCAGATCGCCGGACTTCACATCGGCGGGTGCGGTGAGGTCCAAATGGTCCCCCTTTTGAATGAAGTTTTTCATCAAGAAATTCCTTTCGAAGTGCGAAATTGAATGGAGAGAACAGGCCGCCGCCCTGCCACTTCGCGCTCAAGAGAGGCGATGTATCGTTCGAGCGCTTTCATGGTGGTGGGGAAATATCGAACCGACTCCCCACTCTGATCGCGGACCTCAACAACGGACTCGCCGATGCTCAGGCGATGCAATGCGTCGCGAGCCTCGCTGAGCCGTTCGGATGCAGAGACGGCGGCCATTGATTAGGCCCCCGCGTTCCGGTAAGCGCCGCGATAATCGACCGCACCGCAACCGAAATCGAGCGTGATACGGAACTCGCGCCCCAGCACTTCCCAGCCGTCGCGGCTCGAAAGCTGGGGACCCTGAGCGCTCGAAAGATAGGCGTATTCGAGCACAGGCACGGAACCCGGATCAGCAAAGACATACCAGGCCGTCTCAGGCAGGCGGGCTTCAACCATGAGTTCCAGCCGTCCGCTGAAGGGGTTCTGTTCTTCGACCGTATTGGCGCGAAGTTCGGCGAGAACCTTTTCGGCGGTGGTTTCAAGGTCCGGCGCTACCACGAGATAGCGGGGCGTCACGTTGATCGGCGTTTGACCGTCCAAGCCCTTTTGCGTCCGCATGGAAAGGCGAGCGGCGCTGAGAGTGTCAACCGACGGCGCACCAGCGAATCCGGCGAGATTGCTGTGAGCCGCGCTGAAGAGCCGTTCTTCGGTTTCGCGCATGATTGGCCCCGCGCCATTCGATTCCGTGAGCAGCGAGATAAGCTGATCGGCTTCGGTTTCGGCGGCTGCCTGCCCCATCATGGCGGCCCAACGTCCGAAGGCGTTCAAGTCGTCATTGATGAGCGCTTGTCGGCTCAGCCCAAAGATGCGCCCGAACGTTTCAAGGCGATAGCCTTCGACCGCTTCCGAAGTGGTGGTGCTCTTGATTTCGCCGGACTCGCCCACCTTATCGAGCTTCCCGAAATCGCCGATCTTCAATTGCGAGAGGGGGCGGAAATCGGGAGCATTCACACGGCGTGCGAGCATCTTGATCGGCGAGGCCGCCGCCGTATAGGCTGGCATCAACACCCGGTTGCCCGCGGACGTAAGCAGGTTCGGGAAATCCGAGGTGGTGTGCAGCGCGCGGTGGAGAATCTCTTCGCGCGACATGGTGCGCACACCAGCCGTGCCAGCCGCTTCGAGCGCGGCGCGGGCATGATCGATAAGCGCCATGTTGGCAAAAGGGCGAGCTTCCGCTGAAGGATCGGCGCCGCCCATGCGGGCAGCAAGCCCTTCAGCCGCACGCTCGGCAATCACCGCCTGATCGGGATTTGGCCCCTGTTGGGTTCGAATGGTGGGGGTCTCACGGGTGGTGAGTGATTCAAAAGCAGCCGCTCGGGCAGCGGTCACGTCCGCGCCGTTGTCGATTTGCTGATCGGCCCAAGTGGGTTCGAGTCCCGCAATGCGGGCAATCTCGCGAATAGCGACGCGGGTTTGCACCACGTCTTCGCGAGGCTCTTCAATGATAGGTTCGGGCATATGCTGACTCCTGATTTTTGCGGAAGGATCGGCTGAGATTGCGACAAGGGAAACTTCGAGAATGCACCACGCAGTCGCCGTGCGGACGCGCTGCCCCGTCTCAGGGTCAGCCGAATCTTCGAACTTCGAGACGGCGTAGCCGACGCTCACGCCCCTCAGGACGCCCTCGCTCACCTTGGCGCGCACGTTCGCAGCATCATCGGCGGCGGACAGGCGAAGGACGCCCACCAGCGCGTCACCCTCACGGCGGGCCGATTGAATGATCCCGATCACGTTTTCGCTGCCCGATTGGCGGTGCCCGTCAAGCAACGGCACGCCCTCAAGATCGGCAATGGAAAGTGAGGCGAGGTCCAGCCGCTCGATATAGGGGCCGCGGGCGTCGCGCCGCTGGACGGACGCGCCAGTGGAAAGGACCGCTTCAACCGTGAGGGTTTGTTTGGTTCCAGGTGGTGGGCCGGGTTTCGGCGCGGCGGGTAACAAGTTCGATTGTGTCAGGCACCGTTCGACTCCGTTTGGTTTGTGAGGCCTAGCGCGGCTTCCCTCGTCCGATCGGCGGCGATTTCCTCATCCACCGCTTCGATATTCCAGCCGAGTTCGGCGATTGCTTGGCGGCGGGACATGAGCTTAGCGTCGATCATCGCTTGCACGGCTTGCGCATCCTTCAGCGGATCGACCCAAGGCGGACGCGGCGGGAAGAACTCGGCACTGAGCCATTGCTCGGGAGCGCCTTCGAAATCGGGCGCAGCAAGTTGCCCTGACAGGACCGCAGCGGTCACGGCACGCTCGAAGACAGGCCGGACGAATTGCGGAATCAGGACATGATTCTGAAGCCGCTCCATTCGCTGCCTGAAAGCGACCATTGAAGCACGCAGCGATGAATAGTTCGCATCGCGCAAATCGCCCGAAACAAGGTGGGCGGGAACGCCCAGCCCGCTCGCCACGGCGCGAAGCTCGGCGGACATGAAATCGACCGTTTGCTGAGCCTGTTGCGGTGTGGCGAACGAAATATCGAACCCGGCTGGCAGGAACTTCAGAGTCCCCGGCTCCAATCCCGTTTCGAGAATGCTCCCGGCTTGAATGCCTTCGAACACACTATCGCCCGTCGTGGTGCCGTTCACGTCCTTCAGGAACCCGGCAAACATGGCAGCGGTCTTCGCGCCCACGAGCAAGGCATCGGAAAGCTGATCGATTTCGCTGAGCTTCAGCAGCACCGGAGTCAGCCATGAAACGCCGCGCACCTGCCCTGCCCCGATGGGACTGAAGACATGGAGCATTTCATCGGCGGGAATCCGAATTGGCTCACGGGCCGTCGCGAAGATATCAGTGGGGACGGCGGGGCGGACCCAATAGGCGACGCGGCGCCCGTCGGCTGCGAACTCGATCCCTGCCACAATACGGGCATCGCCGCCGAGTTCGCGGCTCAGGCTTTCATCCACGAATTCGGCGGGCACCATCCGCACGGCAAAGCCCCGATCGGTAAACGGCAAATGCGCAAAGGCCTCACCATCGACAATAAGCGCCTTTGCGATTGCAGCCTGCAATCCGAAGATATCAGTGAGGCCATCCGCGTCCGCGCGCTCGCCCCATTGCATGAAAGTCTCGCCTATCGCCTTGCGGGCCGTTGCCTCAGGGTGACGGGATGCGGGCGTAATTCCGGTGCCCACAAGGCCCGTGACCAACGCTTCGACGGCAGCCGCCGCGTGCGGATTGTTCGCGACGGCATGGCGCGCGCGCTGCCTTAGCACCGGACCAGCAGCGAGGGTTTCAGCCCCATGCGTGCCGAAGGACGGTGTCCCTTCCCAGCGTCGCCCGCTCCCGGCTGCATCAAAGCGCCTCAGGGCCGTGCGCGGGGCGGGCCGGAACCTGTTAAGCAAAGCCTGAAGCATCTCAGGCCCGGACACTGCGAGCGAAAGGCTCGAAGAGGTCATGAACGCCGAGAATCAGCCGACCGAAGAGCGGGCGCCCGATTGCGTTCAAAAGCTCGTCGGCGCCGTCATTCGGCTGCGCTTCGCTGTATGGGACAAAGCGAGCCTGAATATCCTTGCGACCGCGCCAGCTAAGCACCAGCGCCCACTTTTCCCCGATCAGCGACCCCGTAAACGGCGCGGGCAAGATCATATGCAGGCTGAGGACCGGGCAACGGCTTTGCGCTCACGGTTGATTGCCGGACGGCGCGAACAACTGGCGCGCTGAAGATCAACGCCGAACTCGAAAAGCTCGCTTGTCACCACCAGCAAGGCTGCAAGGCACGCCTCTTCGCGATCAAAGAGGCGGGGGGCCGTGGCGTAGTCGCCTTTGAAGCCTGTCACTTCGAGCAAGCCTTGCGAGGCGAAGTGCTTCAGGCGGCGCTCGAACTTGGGAATTTCTGATCCCATTCCAGTAACCACGCCAACAGTGATTGCGATTGATCCAATATCGTAAGGCATTCGGGGTTCCTTCTAAATAGCGACTCGGACATGCTGTGTTTAGCTAAATAGAGAACCTGTTTCGAGAGAGTCCAGCGAAAAAGAACTCAACTAAAAGTTGACTTGACTTCCGTTGCTGTGAGGTGATGCTAATGGGGCCGCCCTGGACAGCGGTAGGCTCAGCGTCGCGCGCCTGAGCTTTGGTGCCGCTCCGTTTCGCGGTGCCACCCTTAGCGCGACGGCGGGTTTATCCTTCACCAGCCGGGGCGATCTAAGCCGAGAGGGCTTTCGGTTTGGAACGCGGTCGAAGGGGCGGGTCGGGGTGATACCGCCCCTTCGACTTTCTCTCACCTTAAAAGTGGTTTTTCATAGCGTTATTTTCGTGCTATCCCTTAGGCCTCACGCCAAGAAAGGGAACGAATGATGCTAACTGAATCGAACCAATGGGCCGCCGATAACACTCAGGGAAGGCTTCAAGCCGATGAGCTAATTGAGAGAATGCAGCGGGAAGGCTCGCCGCTGGAATTGCTCAAGCACCTTGATCCCAAAGCCCGCGCCAGCGGACTCGAAGTTGGATTTCTAAACCGGATCGCTGAGCGGCTTTTACTTGCGAATACTTAGCACCTGAGAAGCCGTGAAACGGTGTGAGACAGTTGGGCTATTTGTTGGGCTAGGCCTGTGGAAAACCGAATTTAACCTAGGACGGTTCGAATCCTGTCTCCCCGACCACTTTTCTAAAATTTGCTGATTACAGGCCGCATGGAGCGCTTTGCGTCTCCCGCAATTTCAGGGGCAAACACCCTGTGCTTTAAGGCCATTCCGGATCGCCCGATTGTTTCCTTTGCCTCCACATCTCGCTAAGCCTGCGGGAGGAGGGATCGACAATGGCACTATTCGACAGGCTGATAGCGGCGGCAGCTATCAGGCGGTTGGTGATCGTCGCCCTGATCTGCGGGGGCATTCGCTATGGTG